TTCATTCAATCAATTTTCTAAGCTAACCAAATCAACAATTAAAATCATGAAAGATCGTAAATATAAATTCGTAGAAGGCACAGTCCTGTGGTTCAACGAAGACCGAACTCATTATACCAATGATAATTTGACGGACAAAATTGCCGAAAAATTACTAAAGGCAAATCCGGTTCATGCCAAATTCTTTGAAGGCCTGCCTAAGGATTGGAAGGACCAACTGGGGACGGGAACGGCCAAGACCGTAAATCTCAAACGCAGAATTACCTGCAGGCCCTAAATGGTTGTTCTCTACAATAGCGACTACCCGGCCCTTTGCCATGGCTTCCAGTTGTGTTTTGGTTGCACCGTCATTTGTAAATACCTTGAACTTAACAGAGTGTTCATATACTTCAGCAAAATCCTTCTTCACCAAGGCGAACCCGGGCTCATTTGAATTGTTCTTACCATCTACTTGAAACGCCTCTGCTCCTCCGGGTATTAGAGTGATATCCTCAACAATTAACGGGTTAGCGTTCTTTGTGACAGAAAGTATCTCGTCAAGATTGATAAGAATGAGCCTATCTCTTGCTCCTGCAATCATAGGGTTATCGCAATCCTGAAGTAAATCCGCTGTAAGTGATCCGCAAACTGGTGGGCACATGGTAGTTGGTATTAAATGGTTATGCTAATTGATTTGTATTGTTCCGTCAATATCTTAGTACGCAAACTGCGTATGAATATCCTCTAAGATTTTGGTATCAATCTTTGCAAGGAAGTCAACGAAATTCTTTCTTTCAGTCTTGTCATAGAACATATCCATATCTGATATTGATCCAGAGTCTTCAACCCCTATTGCTACGTTATTCTTTGCATACATTGCAATTCTATGTGGTAAGAAGGACTTTGTACCATCATTAATGAATGTACGTATGATATCGTCCATCTTAGGGATGGTCACTATATCTACTCCCATTCGTCTGATCGTTGCTATACCGTCTTGTTGCATTACCCAAGCTGCTTCTATACCTGTTGCTTGTTCCAATTCTACTGAATACTGATCTGCAACGGACTGAGTAACGATAATAAATCGGTCAGTCTTAGATCGAGCCTTCAGGGTCGATCCGTGTATCACTGATCTTAATGCGTTAGTAACTACAAGATTAGTGGTGTCTGTATCATCAAATGCTTGGTCTGCAAAAGTAGCTTCAGCGTTCTTTGCAGTTAATCCAGTAACGGACTTCCTGTCAGAATCTGCAGCGACAATAGCAAATGCTTGTTTCCAAAAACCGTCGTGGCACTGGAATAGCTCAACCTCAGTTCCATTCACTAAGTTTCCACCCCCGGCAATATCGTCTGCAGCCGTATCCCCAAATAATACAATTCTATATAGAGATTCTAACATCGCATCCGCAACGGCAGACATAATGAAATCTGCGTAATCGGTATTGGTTAAGTCAGGACGGCTAATGCCATTATTGAGACCCCATACAATAAACTGGTCTTCAAGATCGGCTGCACAGAATGGTATACGATCCCCCCATGAACAAGGTGCCCATGCTTTCTCGATGGTTGCTATAACAGCGTCATTTCTTTCGGTAGTATCACACGCACCGAATGGTATTCCAATAGATGATAGTTGACCCACAATTCCGATCTTTTTACCGGATTTAATACCCTCCATAAACGAAAAGTATTGGGTGAGTGGTGCTTTCTCAAATACATCTTCAAAGATCAGTTCCTTGAAGTCCATCACTTCCGTATCACTGAAAGTAAATTTCGGGTTGAATATACCGGATACCGCTATGAGTCCGGGGAATGCTGCACCCGGTACTATAAGGGAACAAACCAGTAAAAAGATTCCGATAAATGCTGCTACTTTAGTCCATGCTTTCATGATAGTTGGTATTGGATGGTTATTGAAAATTTATAAATGGTTTGTTGCTTAAATTCGTTTAATGATTATTTTTTGTCCTTTTTGTCTTTGCGACTCTTTCGGTTCTCCCTGATATCATCACTCTTGGTCTCATCGCCTGATCCTGAACCGGGCTTATCTTTACGTGAAGCAAAGATTGTGGTACGTGCTGGAGGCTTAAAGTCACTGCCTACCATCTTAGATATAGCAACCATTTGCTTGCCGAGTTCTGTCTGGGTCTTGCCCATTTCAGTAATAGTATTTTCCAGTTCTACGTTTTTTGCTTTCAACGCATCAACAGTTTCCTTATCCTTGTCGTCTTCTTTGGCCTTGGGTACAATCTCGATGATCTGACCTTTTGATCCTGTCACGATTTCGTCTCCATTTTCAAGAGTGAGTTTATCGTTGATCAATAATTTCTCTTTGTCTTCCTTGTCATAAACAATGTCGCCCAGTTTCGCTTCAACTGCCTCCGCTTCTATAATCTCAGTAATCTTACCGTCAGCGTCAGTCTTAAATGAAGAACCGTCAACAAGTACATACGTTGCTGATGGGGTAGGCTCACCGTCAATAGTTACAAGAGCGCCAACCGTAATAGTATCCCCTTCAACCTCCAATGCTTTACCGTCGTCCGTGGTGACTGAAAGGTTCTTAATATTGCCAGATATTTTAGCTGCAAGTGCCTTAAGGTCTGTTAGCATTTTCTTGCCGTCTTGTAAAAATTTCGTCATATCCATGATGGGGGTTGTTTTAATTGCAGCGATTATCTGCATGTTTTTGAATTCAGAATTTAATGTACCGTCAATTTCTTCTGTTGCGAACTTCAATTCAACTGCTCTTGAAGTTGGCATTGGTTTGTTTTCTTTCATTAACAAGTCCATTGCAGTTGAGCTAATACCTGTAATTTTTGAATATCTTTCAGCCATTCCCTTCTCCTCTACGGCCAAAGATTTTGAGTATTCCTCCAGTTGTTCTGCATCACCTTGTACGCTAGCATAAGGATTGTGAATTAGAAAGTCCGTGCCTTTTACTAATTGCCTCTTTTGGCCCGCTAAGAATGGTATGGTTGCTATACTTGCAACAACTCCGTTGCCTATGGTATTGACAATTTTACCATCCTTCTTCAATTGCTCCATATAGTCTGCAATTGCATATCCCACAGTAACCAAACCGCCAACAGAATTGATTTCAAAATCATGAACTTGGTTTTCCTTTTCCGCTTCGACTTGGGCTATTACGTCAACAAGCTCAATACCTTTGAACTCTTTGCCGTTAGCATCTTTATAGGAGCCAATTATTCCGTGAATTTTTATCATAGCTTACGCTTAAATTGTGACACAAAGATTACAGTAATATTTTGAAATACTTTAAAGCAATTACTTAAAAATAAAAAGTATACCTATATATAGGGGCCATATTATTTTCATTTAATACTTTCCTCCACGGCTTTGATTTTCTTAATCACAGAATATATTGTCACCTCAGACCTTTTGAACTGGTCGGCCGTCCATGTGATTGCTATGGATTTATCAATACCTGCAATTCTTTTTGCCTTATAGTAGAGATATATTTCAATATGTTGATTAATCTTAGGGTACATGAAACCCTGAATTAATAGGGCCCTGAATGTCTGGTCTTGCTGTAATTCTGCTAAAGTCATTTATACTAATGATCTATCTTCGATTCTGATTTTCCTATCATTTGCATCCGTTATATCCTCAATGTCTGCAACAATAGTTATTTTGCTAATTTCTTCACCTAGTATTTTCGCTAGCCTGTCAGTTTCATTATTAGGTGAGGCTGCCTCGCGATTTGCAAAGCCCCCATCCTGAAATTTTAAATTCCCTATTCCACCACGGCCAAATGCAACCCCATTACCATTCATTTGATTAAGATTACTTAAGCCTCGTATAGTCCCGGTGCTTTTCTTGTTTACTATGGTAATCAACTCACCACCTTCCACATTAAAGCCATGGCCGTTACTACCTACATAGTCAACGCCTCCCCCGCTATGTGATGGACCATTTACGACTTGCTGATGAGATATACCACCTCTAGCAAATTTCCTTCCTTTGATAAATGCAAGTTCAATCCCAGTCAATGCAACTGCTTCTGCAATTGCTGCAATACCTGTGGGGGATGGTGGGGGCCCAAATAATGCTATTGCTTTTACTATGGCTAATGCACCATTGATTGCAGCCTGTAATAAATCTACTCTTTTTTGTTCATCAAATGCAGTTTTTCTTAGCGCGGTCTCTTGGGTTGCTCTTTTGTCATCTAATTGTTTGGATTTGGTATTGAATGACTCCTGTGATATTAATCCATTTGCTAATTGATTATCTAAGGCCAATTGAGCAGCATCAGATTTCTCGTTCACCGACCTTAAACTTTCCGCAAATTCCCGCTCTCTATTTCGATTTGCATTTGCAAATAATGCATCAGATACTTCTTGTGCGATACCTAACGCGGTCTCTCTTGCAAGTAATTGGTTTGCAGACTTTTGATCCGCTTCCTCTTGTGATTTTCTTTCCTCCTCTTCATTAAGAGTCTGTTTCCTTTCAATCTCTTTTATATCATCTGCGATTATTTTTTTCGCAGCATCGTCCGAAATTTTTGCAAGATTTAACTGATGGGTTTTTTCTAGTTCCTCCAATAACAATTTAGTGTCTGCAGTTAATCCAAATTCTTTTATTAATTGAATTTTAAGCCTCTCAAATCTTAAATTCTCGATAGCTGCAATTCTGATTTCTTTATCTACGATATTTGCAACTTCTGCGTCAGCTAATAATTGCTTGAACTTTAAGGCTTTCTTTTCAAGTTCTGCCTGTTTTTTCTTTGCTACTGCAAGTTCCTTGGTTCGCTTTTTATCCTCCTTACCTAGTAACCGTTCAATCCTGAGTATCTCTGCTTGATTGATAGCCAACTCTTTAGAGGCGGGTATTAAATCCAGTTGGGCCTTTCGTAAATCATTAATTTGTTTTCTCAATTCACCAATCGTCCGGGCCCTATTTTTTTCTATTTCTGCCGCCTCCGCTTCAGCTTTTCTTGCCAATTTTTCTGCTAATTCTTTTGCAAGAAGGGCCTTGATATTTTCTTTAATCTCTTCATTGGTTCCTCTTATTTCTTCTCGGTGTCTTGCAGACGCCTCTGCCCCTGCAGCCAGCTCATCAATGAATTCTCTGTATGTAGGTAATCCTCCTGACAATAATGTAAATAGATCAAATGTTTCCGTACTGAGGTCTACAATACCCCGAATTGTGGCTCCTATAATTCCATTCCCATCATTTAAAGATACTACGAATCGTTCCCATGATTGGTTAGACCTTTCAATTGAACCGTCTAAGTTATCGGTATTGATTGCCATTTGTTCCAGAGCATTACCCACGTCATTTAATGTCCCGTCAAGTTCATTGAAAATATCCCGTTGTTTAATCAATGTCAATAGACCAACGGCTCCCTCTTCACCCACTAATTCAATTGCTTCTTTTAGGGTTAGATTTCGACTTGCTAACTCTTCTATAGTTCTACCCAGACCTATTAACGAAGGATTAATTTCATCGTCATTCTGTTTAGATAATTTACCTAGCACTCCCCTTAATGCAGTACCTGCTCTTGCCCCAGTCAATGATCCTTTTGCAAGAGCCTGTATTGCAGCGTTAGTAGTCTCAAAGGACAACCCTGCTGCATCGGCAGCCGAACCGGAATTTTCAAGTGCCAAGGCCGTGTCCTGAATACGTGAGGCTCCCTTTTGTTGGGAGGTAGCAAATATGTCTGTAAATTTAGCAGCATCACCTGCACTAGCCCCAAACTGGTTCATTGCCCCAGTTAATGCTTCTGCAGCAGCAACGGTGTCTATTCCGGCCGCTTTCGCAAGTATCAAGGATTGTCTGGTTACTTCCGCTAACTCCTCCCGGCTCTTCAATAATTCAGGCTGGGCAGAACCAATTAAAGTGAATGCCTTGATTACTTCTGTTGCGGCAGTCTCCGTGTCTTCCCCTATTTTAATAGCCGCTTCACTGAAGAATGACATTTCCTCCGTGGTACTACCTGTTGTTATGGATGGTCTAATCAAAGACACGTATGGGTTTATGACCTTCACAAATATTTTTCCTATTGACGCTAATCCTTCTGGGCTTACTACTTTTATTTTCACTGCACCAGTGACGGGATCATATAGTGTTCAATTTACTGGCAAGCATTCTCAAAGTGAAAATGTATTTTTCCCAGTCTTTCTTCAATTATGGAAAATCAAACCGGACCTTACAAAAGATGTCGTAGGTGATTCAGAAATAACTATCAGTGTTGTATCGTTCAATATAGATACTACCTTCAGTATGGATGAAGGAGACGTTTTAACACCCATAGTAATTGCGGGTGGTGCATTCCCAGTATCTGCAGCCGCACATGCATTTATAGATGATGCATTTTTGACCATCACTCCATTGGCTCCAAAGAATATATATAACACCTTAATTTCAGCCGGGGATAATTTACCCGACATGAGTCAGACTGATTTTATTAAATCTATAGCCAAAATATTCGGGATAATTTTTGATACTAATTCATTTACCAAGACAGTTGAATTCAAGGGATTTAAAACCACATACAAAAGAATTCCGAAGGCCGTTGATTGGACTAACAAACTTGATGCCAATACCACTAATAAAAATCCAGTCATCATATACCATCCAAAAGGATATGCACAACGTAATATTTTCAAATGGACTAATGACACCTCCCTTACATTAGATGAGAAATTAGGTGAAGGTGAAATTATTATAGATGACAAGTCGTTAGATGAAGAGAAAATATTAATTCAAGTTCCATTTTCTGCAACTGAAATGACGAAGAGGTTGATTGATCTGGATGTTCCTATAATTCCATTCTTGAAACTAGGATTGCCAAAAGGAGCGCAACGGCCAAGACTGTTAATAATGGAAAGAACCTCTTCGGTTACAATAGTATACGACGACACGGTTGATTCAGGGTCCGTCAATAATAATGTTCCCCTTTGTTATTTTCAGTTACCGGGCAAGACTTTTAATCTAGGATTTGACGACTCATTGATTACTGACAATTATGCTGAATTTTTGTTCTTCCTTGACAAATATAAGCAGCTTGAAGCCTTTTACAATCTTGATGAAAATGATATAGCGGAATTAGATTTTTTTACTCCGGTATATGATGGTAATTTTCAGCACTATTTTTTCATAAGTAAACTCAATAATTTCATTGAAGGTCGGTCAACCAAAGCTGAACTGATAAGACTATAATTATGGCTGAGAAAATATTATTTGAATTGGTTCTTGACACCGCGACATTAGACGCCGAGTCAAAAGAGGCTGCAAAGCAACTGGATATTCTTACTACAGAACAAAAGAAGTTGAGGGAGGAGGGTAAAAAGAATACCGTTGAATACCAAAATCTAAGTAATGAAATTTCCAGAAATCGGAAAATATTAAAAGACAATACCAAGACTATTCAAGATAATGCCCGGGTAGTTAAAGACAATTCAAAAAGTATTGCAAATCTAAGGGAACGCCTTAAGGTTGCAACAGCGGCCCGTAATAGACTTTCGGAGGCAGATAGGGAAGGTTCAAAAAGAGGAAGAGACCTGACTCAAGTAGTCAAGAATCTTAACGAAGAACTAAAAAAGCAAGAGGGTCAAGTTGGGGATAATAGGCGGAATGTAGGAAACTATACAGACGTATTAAAGCAGGGTGCAGTAGGAATCAAAAACTATGCATTACAAATGTTTGGATGGTTGGCTATCATTGCATTAGTCACTAGAGCAATAGGGAGTGCTATTAGGATTTCACGGGACTTTGAAAAGGAGTTAGATACCCTCCAATCTATTACAGGTAGTACCACGGAGGAAATGTCATTCTTCAGTGAAGCGGCTATTAAAATAGGGGAAGACACGGAGACTGCCGCAACAGAAGTAATCAAGGCATTCACTTTAATTGGTTCTGCCCAGCCTG